TGGGAGTCTCTCTCCCCGATGGTGAAAACTAACCCACCGATGTCAAAAAAGTTCAATGAGGGTTAATCATGACGAAAAAATCTGAATCGTTGCCGGCCAGTGTTGGGGGCTCGTTGGATGCGGCTTTGGTGAATGCTGGTTGGATTAGTCCGAGCGATGAAGCTGCGGTTACTATGGCTCGCCGGTTGGCTTTGATGATTGATGTGGCTTTTGATTCGGGTGATGTGCAGGCAGTGAATCAATTGGCGTCGAGATTGACCGCTTTACTTGTTCAACTTCATTTAACGGTTGAAACTAGAATTGCTGGTAAACAAGAACAGGAATCTGATGGATCCGAACATAGGGACAACTATTTACGGTTACTCAATCCCAAGACTGGCTAGCCCCCCGCTGGGGTTGCCGACTGCCGGGATAGTGGTTAAAGGATTAGCTGAGGAATTGGGTGTCCCGTTGATGCCGTGGCAACAGTATGTCGTGGATGATGCGTTGCAGCTTCGACCTGATGGGACTTGGGCGCGTTCCACTTGTGGCGTACTGGTTGCACGTCAGCAGGGAAAGACTCACTTGGCGAGAATGCGTATCCTGTCCGGCCTTTATGTATTCGGTGAGCAATCCATCATTGCGATGGCGCAGACCCGGCAACTATCTTTGGACACGTTTAAGCAAGTTGTGGACTTGGCGGAATCTTTGCCATGGATGCGTAAAAGAATTAAACGTGTGTCCCGGACTAACGGGCAAGAGGAATTGGAAGTGTATTGCGAACACTATCCGAAGCCTTGTGTTGGTAGGTGTGCAAGAATCCGGAAGTACGCTATCCGAGCCGCCACTTCTGAATCTCCACGTGGATCAACAGCCGACTTACTCTACATGGATGAGTTGCGTGAAATACCTGAACCAGTATGGGCGGCTGCGCGACCTATGACACGCGCCCGACCTAACTCCCAAATCTGGACAACATCAAACGCTGGTGATTCGACTTCCACAGTGTTGAACGGGTTACGTTCTCGCGCTTTGACGATGGAGAATGACCGGCTCGGCTGGTATGAGTGGAGCGCACCTAGTGACGATGTGCATTCGGTTGAAAATTGGAAGTATGCGAATCCGGCACTTGGTTACACTGTGAATCTTGAATCATTGCAGGATTCCGCAGCTACTGACACGCCAGAAGCTGTACTAACTGAAATGCTTTGCCGGTGGGTATCCAGTATTGATTCACCTTGGAGCATGGACGCATGGCACAATTCAGAAACCGCTATCGAGATGGAACCGGACTTACCGTCATGGATGGCTATTGATTTAACATTCTCACGCGACCACGCTTATGTGGTGACTGTACAGGAACGCCCAGACCAATCGCTTGGTGTGTTCATGCATAAGTTCGAAAACTTTAGCGACACCAAACTAGCCGGAGAGATAGCGAAACTAGCTAGGCAGGTACGCGCTCGGGCTGTGTGCTTTGACCCGAATACTGGCGGTTTCCTTGCACCGACCTTGGAACGTGCCGGGCTACCCATGAAGCCAACCCCCTGGGGCGGTTCAGCATTCGCCATCAGTTGCGATCTCACCATGCAGGCCATGAACCGCGGAGTACTGATTCACCCGGGGCAAGACGAATTGGCGCAACACTTGAACGCTTGCACACGCCGTCCGGCATCCGATGGTGGTTGGCGTATTGCTCGCCGAGATTCGACCACACCTATCTGTGGGGCAGTGGCGTTAGTGATGGCAGTTGGGCAGGCAACTCAACCGCAATCCGTTGCTGAAATTGTTGTTGTATAGTGCGACACGCTCCAAAATGTTTCACCGTGTTCCAAAAGTTGCGCTTTGAAATAAAACACTCATGATTAGTGTGTGGGTTTCTTAGATTTGTTCGCCGTTGACCATAGCGTTCAAGCTTCCAAGGTTGAAGCTGCCGTTAATGTGTTGCCAGAGCGTGACATGTTCAGCATGGTTCCGGGAGTATTCACCGCAACTTCTCGCGCAATGGCAATGAGCGTTCCGGCTTTCGCTCGCGCCCGTAACATCATTTGCGGAACTATCGGATCACTCCCGATTAAGTCTTACAACAAGTCCACCCGTGAACGTGTGTACGGTAATACGCTTCTGGTTCAGCCTGACCCATCGCTCCCACGCGCAGTCACAATAGCCTGGACGGTTGAGGACATTCTGCTCAATGGTTTGGCTTACTGGCAGATTCTCGAAACTGACCCAGTCTCTGGCCGACCTACACGCGCTCGCCGTATCGAGCCACAGCGCATCAGTTACACCACCGAAAATCCAATCTCCGACATCATTGATGCTTTCTACCTTGATGGACAACTGCTCCCAATGACTGGTGTCGGCTCGCTCATCATGTTCTCATCATTCGATGAAGGGGTATTGGCTCGCGCCGGACAGACAATTAACACGGCTTTTGACTTGGAGACCGCAGCTAGGAACATGGCTTCCGACCCTGCCCCTATGGTAGTTCTAAAGAATACCGGCATTGACCTACCGAATGAACAGGTAACGGGTTTGCTATCTGCTTGGAAGCAGGCTCGCCGTTCAAAGTCCACCGCTTACCTTAATTCAAGCGTGGATGCTCAACCGTTCGGATTCGACCCAGCTGCAATGCAGCTAGTCGAAGCCCGTAAATTCACCACCGAACTCATTAGCCACCTTGTAGGCATTCCAAGCTACTACTTGAATGCTGACACTTCATCAAACACTTACAGCAACACCATTCAGGAACGCCGTAACTTGGTGGACTACTCATTGAAGCCAATCATCTCGGTTATCGAACAACGCTTATCCATGGACGACATCACGCCATTAACCCAAGAAGTTCGCTTCGACCTAGACGAATATTTGCGCGGAAACCCATTAGAGCAACTTGAAGTAATCAAGGGACTCATGGAACTGCAACTAATTGACCAAAATGAAGCATCAGCGATGCTGGATCTAGTACCAAGAGGTGGCCAGACAGCATGACCGAAATGATGCCAGAGGATAATCTCACACCACGCCAAAAAAGCGAATATGACGCCTTAGAAAACGTGGTTGAAGTGTTCGGGCAATACGACCAAACATCAGGCGCAGACGGCGCACACTACGCTCCGGCAGATGCTAACCCATTCGCAGAGCAGGGCTTAGTGTGTTCCAATTGTGTGTTCTTCGAGGGTGGACGTGCATGCGAAATAGTGGCCGGCGATATTGACCCGAACGCCATTTGCAAATTTTGGATTATTCCAGAAAACCTTATTACCGCATCAGAGGAGTTGCCTACCGTGACCGCAACCCAAGTGACCTACAACGGCACAATCACCGCAGCAAATGTTGAATCTCGCACCATTACTGGCCTAATTATCCCATTTAACAAGGTTGGCAACACCAGCGCAGGCAAAGTGCAGTTCAGTGAAAAGTCATTCCGCCCATTCGATGCCGGAAACATTGTCCTGAACATGGAACATGACCGCACCAAACCAATCGGACGCGGAATCCAAGGATCCGAATCCATTACCCCGGACGGAATCAGCATGAGTTTCAAAATCGCTAACACCACCGCCGGAACCGATGCACTCATTGAAGCTAGTGAGGGCTTACGCCCATCATTCTCAATCGAAGCAATGGTGAACGAATACACCCAAGACCGTGGCATCTGGAACGTATCCGATGCAACGTTGGAAGCCGTGGCACACGTCACCAATCCAGCATTCAAAGAAGCGAACATCACCAAGGTGGCAGCTTCCGAAGATGAAACACAGACCACCGATGGCGAAACCGCGCCGGAGGAAATCTCTAACCTAGGAGAAACCATGAATCCTGAACCTCAGGAAGAAACGGTTGCCGAGGAAGTAACTGCAAGCGCGGTTATTACGGCATCCGTCCCAATGGCTCGCACCGCACCGCGTAGCCCAATCGTTTCAGGCGCAACTTACTTGGAACACTCAATCAAGGCCGCTTCTGGCAACGAAGATTCACGCATGTACGTTCGTGCAGCTGATGATTCAACCAGCACAAACACCGGCTTGACACTTCCACAGCACTTGCAGGAATTTGTCACCAACACCATTGCTGACCGTCCGGGTATCGATGCCGTATCTCGTCAAGCACTTGTTTCAAGTGGTATGACGTTCACCATCCCTAAGCTAACAACTGCTCCAACCGTAGCTGCGACATCAGAGGGTTCAGCACCGTCTGAGACCGGCATGGTATCTGCTTACCTAACTGGCACAGTTGTCAAGTACGCAGGCATGAACGATGTGTCATGGGAACTTATTGACCGCTCATCACCAGAGTTCTACAACGAACTTATGATCCAGTTGCAGAATGCTTACGCTAAGGCAACCGATTCAGCAGTTGTAGCTGCACTTGCAGCTTCTGGCACCGCAGCTTCAACGCAGGCTGGCACCACAGCAGGCTTCATCGCTTACGCTGGCAAGGAATCAGCTGCATGTTTCGCAGGTTCAGCAAAGAAGGCTCGCAACGTAGTTATCAACACCGATTGGTGGGGAACTCTACTTGGCGCAACCGATTCAACCGGTCGCCCAATCTTTACTGCATCAAACGCGCAGAACAACGCTGGCGTTCAGTCACCAGATTCACTTGTTGGAAACATCATGGGCTTGAACACCTATGTTGATCCATACATTGCAGCTAGTGGCCTGGTTGATGATTCAGCGTTCATCGTTGCACCAGAAGCCGTGACTTGGTACGAAGCACCAACAACCCGTTTGCAGGTTCAACTCATTGAAACCGGACAGGTTCGCGTTGGCATCTACGGCTACGGTTCAGTAGTTGTGAAGCAAGCAGAAGGCATTCGCCGCTTCAACTTGACCTAAGTCAAAGAATGTTGGGGGACTGCATTTTGTCCCTGTGCAGTCCCCTAACAACCCCTATCTAATTTTTAAGGAAATATCGTGGCACTCATTGACCTTGACGAACTCAAAGAAGTTCTCGGCATTGGTGATATTTACGCGGATGCAATCGTGCAGGAAGTCGCGGATAGTGCCGAAAATGTTTTGCTCCCATATCTGACCCGTAATGAATACGCGGTCATTGCGCATGAGCGTTTAAACAACATTAATAAGATTTATTTTGACCGCTATTCCGATGCTTATGTTGGGCAAACCATCGTGGTATCTGGATGCGGTTCAACATTCAACGGCTCAAAAACAATCACCGCAACTAACGGCTATTGGGCTTCATGGTCACACACAGCTGCCGACTACCCAAAGCACAACATCATCCCTAGCGGTGTTGCAAAGTTTGAACAATACGTTGATTACGACTTAATTCCAGAAGTTCGAGAAGCAGCTTTGGCAATCGCAGCTGATATCTGGATTAGTCGTCAAGGTCAGTTAGGCCAGCAAGGTTTGGACTTCCAGCCTGCACCTTACAAGCTTGGCCGGGCAATGATTAGCCGAGTATCAGGTTTATTGGGTAAATATTTTGATGTGCGAAGCATGGTTGGCTAATGTCTAACTTCACGACTGAACGCACAAACCTTGCGAATGCAATCAAAGGCGCAGGCCGTGTCGTATTCAGTTTTCCAAAAGAAAATGCTAGCGTTCCGGCGTTAATTTTAATTCCATCGGATCCATACTGTGTACCTGTCGCTATTGGCAACATGGTTCACCGTATCCAACTCCAATTCGACATCAGCGCAATAGTTTCTGGTGTAGATAATCAAGCAGGCTTGGCAAATATCGAGAAACTCATGATTGATGTTTTATCATTGTTGCCAGAGGGAACTGCAATCGTTTCAGGCTGGTCAGCGCCACGTCCAGTCGAAATATCGGGACAACAAGTAATCGAATCCACAATGACCGTTCAACTGGTCACAACAAAGTAGGAGACCTTAAATGGCTACCACGCTAATGAGCGGTCGGGACTTAACGCTGACCATTAACTCAATCGCATACGATGCACAAGCATCAACAGTGACACTCACCATCGATTCAAACCAGCAAGTAATAGAAGCATTCGATGCTCGCCACTACAAGACCATTGACCAAGCCGCAACGCTAAGCCTTGAACTATTCGCCGACTGGGGAGCAACAGGTTCAGTCTGTGATGCACTCTGGGATGCTACACACAGCGCACCAGACACACCTTTGACGTTCTCATTTGTCACCGGACTTGCAGGACACACCAGCACATTCACCGGCTCAGTACTACCTAACTACCCGGTCACTGGTGGCGGAGCAACCGACATCACCATGGCAACCGTTGAATTGACCGTTTACCAAGGTACAGTTTCACGCGCATAACAATACGAAAGGGACAAACATGCGTTACGAAGTAACAACAAAGCAAGGCAAAAATTACATAGTAGATGACGATTCAGCATTCCTTTGGGTAATGCTGGAACGCGACAAGGGATGCACATTCACCGAGGCACAGGACTTGATGGTTCGTGGCTCGCTGGATGTGCTGACTTGGATCCTGCACTTCTTATCTAAGAAAGATGGGCATACAGAATTAAAGACACAAGCTGCATGGATTGAACATGAGTTTGAGACCTTTGATGTGGTTGATGATTCTGACCCAAAATCCACGGAGCCGGAAGTATCCAAAGAAGCCTAATCGCGCTTAGTGTGCGTACAGGCATCCCACTTGCAGACTTACAAAATTGGAGTCTCACTGACGTTGAGACAGCCATTGAGTTATTGAGTGAGGTGAGTAATGAGCAGTTCTAAGGAAACCATCAAAATTAAGATGGATATTGACCAGAATCTGCATTACGTTCTCCGCGCACTCAATCAGATGGATAAAGACTCCAAAACTGAACTGAAAGACAAAGTTCAGGGAATCTCTGCATGGTCGGCTCAGGAAATCCGGATGGGCGCGAGATATGCCGAGCCGGGTGTGTACTTTATGCAAATGAGTCCAGTAGTGGATACAGTCCGGGCTAACCGTGACCGAATCCCGAACGTGACCATTGGCGGAAGTAAAAAAGTATTCAAGAATCATGTGGAAGCCGGAAAGATTCTTTTTGGTGCTGAGTTCGGTGGTGCAATATGGGCAAAGAACTGGAACGTCAAAGCACGAAAAATGGAAGTAGTATCCGGAGCAAATAAAGCTTGGCGCCGATTCCCACAAAAGCATCGCTCCGGATATTGGATATTCCCTAACCTGAAACGTATCCAACCAGAATTAACAAACAGATGGCATCACGCCATTGATCAAGTATTTAAGACTTGGAGCCAAAAGCCATGAGTGTCGCAACCCGAACCCTGAAACTCAACCTGCTCGCAGATGTTGAGAAATTTGGCCGTGGCATGGATAAGGCCAGCAAAAGTACCAAAGACTTTGGCAATAAAACAAGCAAAAATATCCACAAATTATCCCTTGCATTCAAGGGTTTAGCAGTTTCAGCTGCATATGCCTTTGGGAAAATAACCAAGGATTCAATTACAGCAGCTAGTGACCTCAATGAGGAAATGTCAAAGACAGAAGTAATCTTTGGCAATTCAGCAGACGAAATAAAACGATTCGCAAAAGTTGCGGCTACTTCGCTTGGTATGAGTAAAAAGTCCGCACTTCAAGCATCTGGAACTTTCGCTGTACTGGGCAAATCTGCCGGACTTACGGGGCCGAAACTTGCTGGATTCTCTGAACAACTTGTCACTATGGCATCAGACTTCGCCAGTTTCTACAACACCAGCACCGAGGATGCAATCACATCCATCGGGTCAGCACTGCGTGGCGAATCAGAACCAATTCGCAAATATGGTGTCCTACTATCAGCAGCTGCATTAGAAGGTTACGCATTCAATTACGAAATGCGCACTGGGACAACTCTGGCGCGTGATAGTAAAAACCAACTCACCGATACGTCAAAGGTTATTGCCCGTTACCAGGGAATCGTTGAACAAAGCAGTATTGCCCAAGGTGACTTCAATCGAACATCATCCGGCTTAGCAAACCAGCAACGCATCTTGGCAGCTCAAACGGAGAACGCGAAAGCTGCTTTTGGTGCAGGTTTATTGCCAGTCATGTTAAAAATAGTTAAGTTTGCGAATACTTCACTTATTCCGGCTATTACTGGGGTTATCAATGGATTCGGTGGCGATAAAGGCTTAGCCAAGCGTGTTGGTGAAGCGTCCGATGCTTTATCAGCTGCGCGTGACGCCAAGTATGAGGATTCTTGGTATAACGTGGGCGATGCCTTGAAGCAAGTCGCTAATGCGTTGGCTCCGAAAAAGGGACAAAAGTCAGTTGCAGCTTCCATCTCTGATATTGCTAATGCCATGCGTAGCCTCGCGGACGGAATCAACAAAGTTCGCAGTGCGTGGAACTCATTCACTGACACTTGGAAAAGTTCACCATCCGGTGTGCGTAGCATTTTGGGTGCGATTAACCCGGTTGCCAAGGTAATCAATAAAGTTGCTGGCAGTCGCGCACAAGGCGGTTCAGTTCGGGCTGGACATGCTTACCGTGTCGGCGAGTTCGGTGCAGAAACATTCGTCCCTCAAACTAATGGCCGTATCGTTCCTAGTGGATCCGGTGGCCAGAATGTCACCATCAATATCAATGGCATTGTGGATGCGGAATCTGCTCGGCGTTCTATTGAACGTGTCATTCAGCAATCTCAACGCCGTTCGGGTGCGATTAACTGGGTGGGAAGTCTTCCAGCATGACCAAAACCCTAACCGCCACGATTTACGTCAATGAAGTTGAACTGACTGGAATCATTGACTGGAACGTGAGTATTCACAAAGGCAAGTCGGATGTGTACGCGACAACTTCGCCGAGCACGATGAATCTGACAATGTACATTATGGATGATTTTTCGGTTTCTCCGGTGAATCTGAACGATGTCATTTATTTAGCTTTGGACATTGATGGGGTTACTGCAACAGCGGTTACTGGGATAGTTAGTGATATCTCAACTTCTTTGCGGAATTACAGCACAAGTAATCAAATCCTTGAAGTTTCAGTTTCCCTAATTGGGTCACTTAATTATCTGGTGAACGCGACTTGGTATAACACAAACGCCACTGCCACAGTTTCAACATACTTGGCCAATATTGCTTCGCAGCTGAATTATCAATCTTGGGCGGAAGTAGCCGACACTTTAACGTGGGGTGCAGTAGACCCAGACATTACTTGGGATAGTTTCGGCGGAACAAGATTCAATCTGCTTTATTACACGGGAAGTTATGACCCGACCTTAGCCATCCCGACAGGAACACGAACAATCTGGCAAGACCTAGCAGACATCGCAACATCAACCGGGGGAAACATTTACGAAAATGTCACCGGTGACATCGTTGTGGACACCTACCCTTATGTCCCTAGTTTCACCGCCACAGTCGAAGCCGGGGATTTACTTGCAGAAATGTCTAATCATGAAAGCATTGTTGATGTGCGGAATGTGGCAGTGATAGCCAATAACGCCGGAACAACTCGCACACGCACAGACCAAGCTTCTTTGAGCCAATACGGGCAACAACAAACCGAACTTCAAACACTATTAACCAGCACGACTGAATGCGCGACTCTAGGAGATCGCATCATTAATGGATTATCAAAAACGTATTCATCACCTGACCACTTCACTGTGGACTTAATGTCCGACACTGGAACTTTAGACACTTTATTCGTGGAGTTAAATAACGGGGCGCAGATAACACTCAACGGGATTCCGTCTTACTTCTCTAACGGCACTGGCTCGGCCATAGTCGCAGTGAATGAGATAGATATCAATATCAGCAAACAAAATCTATTTATCAGCTGCTCATGTCAGGACTGGAATGTGTATTCCGCTTCTGTATCATGGGAGCAGATAGATGCTTCATACACTTGGGCATCGTATGGCGTTGCCTACCCTACACAGACATGGAGTGACCTTTAATGTCAGGTACAACTACTAATAACGGTTGGACTTATCCGACCAGCACCGACTTGGTGACTAATGGTGCGAGCGCAATCCAAACGCTGGCCACAGGCATTGATACATCAATCGGCAAAGGCGCATTAGCTTGGCAATCTTACGCTTGCACTTTGTCTGGTGGATGGTCAAACGGCACAACCGGAACGATGATCTCCTATTATTGCCAACTTGGTAAAACCGTTCACGTTCGCGTCTCATTCGTTTTGGGTAATGGAAATAAGGGAACTGGGTTAAACCTTTCGCTACCAGTAGCTGCACAATCAGCCATCATTCAAAATAACAATGGCATCGTTCAAATGACTTCTGGCGGAACTGCAACTTTTGTTGGGTCACTGGTTTATTCATCATCCACAGCAGTGACCGTGAACGTTTGGAACGCATCCGGAACCTATGTACAACGTAACGGCATCACTTCAATCGTTCCGGGTACTTGGGTTGCAGGTGACTCATTCACTCTGGCATTTTCATACGAGGCGGCATAAATCATGGTTATTTACACATTTAACTGCTCAACAGAAGGTTGCGAAAACGCAGACATCAATCTCCGCATGGGCGATGTAGTCAATCCGACCCTATGCCCAGCATGTGGCAAGTTCACCGATGCTATCGAAGTAAAGGAATCAAAGTAATGGCACTCCCAATCAAAGGTGGCAAAGTTGGCACACCATACGGCAAAAAAGGCGATATGTGGAGCCACGGCATCCATAAAGGCGTGGATTACCCAACCAAGGCTGGCACTAATGTGCTTGCAGCTACGGATGGTCGCGTTGTTGGAATCGGATCATGGGGAAGCGCATTCGGAGCGCATTCCGTAATCATTCAGCATGAAGTTAAAGGCAAAACTGTTTGGGCAGTGTACGCGCACTTGATGCAGAATGATGTGAAAAAAGGTGACAAAGTGAAACTGGGGCAAGTAATCGGCAAGTCCGGTGGACGTCCCGGACATCCAGAGGATGGAAACGTAACAGGTGAACACCTACATTTTGAAGTTCAACATTCAGCAGGTTGGTCATGGGATGGACACATTGACCCAAAGATTCTTTTGGACGTTAAGTGAACCCGAAACTCAAAGTAATTCTCACGCGAATTGTTGCGGTGGTGGCGTTTGAAATCACGGGTGTTATCGGTATTGGCAGCGCTTTTGGTGTCAGTGTGTTCATCAGTGCTGGCATTGCAGCTGCTCTGGCAGTTAATACGGTCATTCGAGGAATTGCCGGTGCTTATCTTGAAGATGGTCATTTATCTGACGCTGAAATAGATGAAGCATTCTCTAAAATCACTAAGGGCGATGAGTAGAAAATATTTAGGGACAGCCTTACTCATTGTCGTATTTAGCTTGTTGCTTAGTGGTGTTGCTTCTGCGGATCCATACGTCTCGCACAGTAAGCATTCCGGGTTGCAGAAGTCATGGATGGTTGAACCAGTTGGAGCGCAGTGGCAATTCTTTGGCGAAATCAGCCCGTACGCACTTGATGGCAAACGCGCTCTATTCTTTGCACAAGCTCACCTGTACTGCACCAAAAAACCCCGGTACGTCAAAATCAGGTTGGCCCGAATCCACCCGGACGGCTCGCTTGACACCACAGGCACAAACACCTGGGTGATGGGCAAAAACAGCCCCACAAAGTGGCAAGGAAGCCTTTGGTGGGAGTCTAAGACTAAGTATCCAATCCTTGCCCAATACCGCGTAAAAGGCGGTTCTTGCGTTTCTACGCAACGGCAGTTCAAGTGGTGGCAACCCGACACGCCGAAAAAATAACCTTGACACACTCTGACACATTCTGACACACTCTAATCAAGGGAGCGAACATGACAGACAAACTCTATACACGAAACGAAATAGCTGCTCGCCTGAAAGTAAGCCGAAGCACCACCTACCGAATGGAAAAGGCTGGGGCAATCAAAGCAGTAAAAATTGGTCGAACCAAAAGGTTCACTGATCCAGTAACAAAATAAATCAAACTAAGGGACAAAAATGTTTGAAGCAATCTATTCAGCACTAATAATCATCACATCATCACTCATCACCGGCCTTATTGTTAGCCGACTCTTCAAAATCCAGCACGAGGACACCTGCGCACGTTATGAGAAGCGCATTGTGGCACATGAACGCGCACATCAGCAGGAAGTGGCATTCTTACGCGCAACCCTGACCGCTACCATGCAAGCTGCTTACAATCTCGGACACGAGGACACCATCAATGGCAAGTTTGAAGCCGATGCAACACGTTATGTAGGTAGCAATTAATGAGCGGTTACGACTTAGGTGACTACATCGATGTCAAGCATCGTGTGGAACTGCTATATAAGAAACACCCGGAAGCATCCATCCAGTTTGAGTTCATGGGTGTAGCCGAGTGGAATCCAGAGTTCATCTGGGGTATTGCCAAAGTGTTCAGGTTCCAAGGTGACCAACATCCAGCAACCGGCACAGCTGCCGAATTAAAGAACGGCAAAACAGCGTTCACCCGTGGATCCGAATTAATGAACTTGGAAACTTCTGCCGTTGGTCGCGCTATTGGGAATCTCGGTATCGGGTTAGGGAAGTCCATGGCTAGTGCTGATGAAGTGCGTTTCGCCCAGCAACGCCAGACACCACCACCAGCTGCACAAGCTAGCACACCAGTAGACCCGTGGGCGTGGGATGGGCCGACTGAAATACCAACCGATGTGCTGGCCCCGGAATCCCATCAAGAACTGTGGGGTAATGGTGGGCGCGTTCAAGGAATCAAACCTATGAGCGACAAACAGCAAGGCTTAATCAAGCAACTGGTGCAAGGTGATTTATCCATTGTTGACGGATGGAAGCGCGATAATGGCATCACTGGGGGACTTGACTCAAAGCAGGCCAGCGAACTGATTACCTGGCTGAAAACTCCACAACCATTCAACGTGAATGAGGTGCTTCCAGAATGATTGAATGCCCACACGGTGAACCACGCGGACAAGCTGCATGCGCTATCTGTCGCAGAATGAACCTAAACGAATCCACACGCTTAAAGCAAGAAGCTTTGGAACATGTCGAGGACGGCGCGGATAATTTATGGATCGGAACCGCCATGAGAATGGTGAAATACATTGCAGACACAACATTCGAATTCACGGCCGATGATGTATTGGCACAGATGAAAGCGACACGTTACGAGACTCCGGATAATCGTGCCATGGGTGCAGTGATGTTGAAAGCACAGCACAAGGGTTGGATTCGCCCAACTGAACGATTCATCAAATCCACAAACCCATTGAAGCA